AATGTCTTAAATCTCAGCACAAAAGTTCTAACAAGAAATGCTTCACATGATGGTCTTGTTTTTAAAAACAAACAAGATGTGCTCGATGTAATGTCGGGAATTGGTAAAATTTTAAACCCGTCTTTTTTAACAAAGCCAAATTCTATAGCGAGCGTAGCAGACACACCAGAGAGCTTGGGAGATGGCGGAGGACTGGCGCTCGTTAGGGCTCAGTTATTAAAAAGACAAGATCCAACATTAACAGATTCCGAGATCGATCAGATTATTGGTGAAGAAAAAGAAAGAAAGAAACAAAGAGTTCTAAAAGCTGTTGACAGATTACAAAAATATGAAGAAGGTAAACTACTCCCAGGTTTTCCAGATATTTTTGGTTCAAACGGACTTATAGAAGAAGTCCCTCCAGTTGTAAAAGAGGTGTCAGAAAAAACCTCTGAGGCGCTGATTGATCCAATTATGGAAACTTTTTATAGTGATGTTGCGCCCGCTTTTGGTTCAGGCTCGTATATTAATTGGTGGAATCAATCGCTTGGTCAAACAGATTATCTTTTTAACAAACCATCTTTAGTTTTTAGCAATTTTTCGCTTGAGGCAAAAGGTGATGAATATTTGTTTGGTTATACACCAGGAACAACTGAAACAACGTTAACGCCTACAAAAACTTTAGCTGGCTCAACAGCGCCTGGGCACAATTTTGGAAGAAACTTTAATGTAGATAACAAGGGGCTTGATGATGATGATGCAGCCATTGTATTTGCTCAAATGAAAGAAGCATTTGGAATCACAGATTCGTGGGAGAACTGGTATTACAATAATATCGCTGCCAATATTGAAGAAGCCGACACTGGTCTTGGTGGGTTAGAAGTTATCACAACAGACTTTACTGACCCATTTAACGAAAATACTTTATATGAAGTAGAGGTAGACAGAAACGACAACTCTGATAAAGTTGCTACAATTCGTCGATATAATCTAGACCCCGCTCAACAGATAGATGCCCGCCCTGCTGGCTTTGCTGACGATATTGTCACCTTAAATTTAAGACAAGATTTAAGTTATCAGCAAGTTGAATATAAATCAGATGTATACAAAATTGGCACCACACTTGCAACCTTGGGGGACAAAAACACAACTGGAGAACTTGGAGCGAGATCGTTTAGTTCTGGATTTGATATTGATAATCTACAAGATATTGATTTTACTAGTTTAAAAGCATCAAGCCTAAGTGGTGTCGGTGTATTTGGTTCAAAGATTAATTCTACCTCTGTAAACTCAAGTATTATTACACAGTTTGTCGATTACATCAATGGGCAGAAATATTCCTCTGTTTCAACAGACAGTAGCACCTCGCCTCCTACCATATCGTCAGACTTTGATAAATTAGATTTATCATTAGATAACGATATCTTTGATGTTGAGGGTCTAAAAGCAGATGCGGTAAACACAATGAACTTTTTATTAAATGGATCATTGACTGGTGAATATTGTGATTCGTTAAGCGAAATTAGAAGAAACACATTAAATACAAGTTTGCGATTGCTTGTTCGAGCGTTTATCATAGAGCAGGCATTAATCAGCATCCAAGTATTTAATGGTTTTGATCTTGGTTTTATGGACAATCAAATTTTTGCCAACTCAGTGTATAGCCTTCTCAAAAAAGAAATATCCAAATATCAGGAATCATTTGACACACTTGAGTCTTCATTACTCGTTGATATCAAGGAAGCTGCTTCAAAATACTATGAGATAATGAATCTATCTGGGCTGAGTGAAGAAACGACAAGCAGCGGCAAAGATGCTGTCAGACAAATGATTTTGGATGAGGCAAAGATCTTAAAAGAGCCAATCACACTTGCACTGAATTTAAAATGGAATGCCACCACTTGGAATGGTTTCTTAACTAAAGTAATTTTTGGTGAGTATGATGACATTAATGATTTAGTATCTCAAACTGACAATATTATGCAGTATGGGGGCTCTACATATGTTTTTGTTAAAGAGCGTAAACTAAATGATGACGGATCTTATACATACTCTTACAACTTAGTTTATGTTGAAAAACAAAGCATTTTATCACAAATAGATAACTGGACATCCGATTATATTATTACAGATGTAGACGGAGATCCCACTGGCTGGGAAGGTACAATAATACTATCAATTGAGTGTACCCGAGAGACTGTAGCAGATGATGAGAATGAAGTTTATGGTAGCTTGGCAAAACTAATGTTTGAGACAGATGAATACAATAAAGTGTTCAATGACATGTCTCCGGTTAAGGTTTTTATTTCTTGTCTGTCTCTGTATCAAGTTTCGGCACTATCTGATCCTGCAACCTTTAGTTATGACGGGGATCTTGATAATGACGGACTGCCTGACATCTCATATATCGGTGCTGACTTAAATGATTTTATGGCAAAAACAAAACTTACAATATTACAATTATTTGCTTCATCTATTTATGGTGGAGGAAAAATAGATTATCAAGATCCGTTTTTACAAAAAGCACAACCTTGATACTATTTATAAGAGGAGTAATATTGAGTGCCCGGTTTATCACCAAAACTACCATTATCCATAGATGAAGTTGATGGATTTGCTACCACCAAAAATTTTCAACAGGTAGCAAGACAAAATCTTAAAATGATTATTCTTACCAACCCCGGTGAGAGAGTTATGATTCCGGGCTTTGGAGTTGGTCTTAGAACTTATATTTTTGAAAACGCCAGCAACTCTCTTTTTGAAACCATTAGGCAGAAGATAAGACAACAGGTGGCACTTTATGCTCCATATGTTTCTATAAAATCGATTCAGTTCTCACAAGAAAAAACAGACTTCAATTTTGTTGAACTTGATCCGTCTAGTGAATCAAACTTTGTAGGCATTACAATTAACTACTCTATTCCAAAAGCATTTATTTCTGATACTTTAGTGTTGGAAATTTAGTTATTTAAATAATTACATAACAGGAGACATCTTTAAGTGGCAGATAAAAGACAAAATGTCAAAGTAAATTATCTCAGTAGAGATTTTACCTCAATCAAGAATCAGCTTATTGAGCATGCCAGAAGGTATTACCCAGAGACATTTAGAGATTTCTCTGATGCTGGCTTTGGCGCATTGATGGTTGATGCCGTCTCTTATGTTGGTGATCTTTTGTCTTTTTACCTTGATTATCAAGCAAATGAGAGCTTTTTATCAACTGCCATAGAATACAACAATATTATCAAACACGGAGACGCTGTTGGTTTTAAATATGATAATGTTCGCGCCACTTATGGACAGGTAAACTTATACATCAAAGTTCCTGTAAATTCTTCAAATACAGGACCAGATTTAGCATATGCTCCAAAACTTAGAGCAGGGAGCACATTTTCAGCAACAAATGGTTCTTTGTTTACACTGTTAGAGGATGTTGATTTTGCTGATACAACAAATGAAACTGTTGTTGCAACCACAAATTCTTCAACTGGTGTACCCGTTGAATATGCTATTAAAACAATTGGACAAGTTGTTTCTGGTGAATTGAGAGAAAGAACATTTGAGATTGGTAATTTCGCAAGATTTACCACTCTAACTCTCGCAGACGCAAATGTCACAGAGATAATTTCTATTTTTGATTCATCAGGCAAACAATATTATGAGGTAGAACACTTATCTCAAAATACAATTTATGTTCCTGTAGTAAACAATGATGCAACGACAAATGTTCAGGCACCTACGATTATTAAGCCTTTTATTGTCCCAAGAAGATTTGTTAGAAAAAGACTTGCCGGAAGCACGCAGATTATATTCGGATACGGCTCAGATTCTCAACTTGATTCGCCAAGTTTAGCGGAGGCACGAGACTTGGTTTTGAACCTTCACTCCAAAACATATGTAACAGATCAAGCAATGGATCCCACGATCTTAATTAAAGGTGATAAGTTTGGTGTTGGTCCCTCCAATACTACCTTAACTGTATCTTATCGTGCCAATACACAGCAGAACTCTAACGCTGCCGCAGGTAGTGTTAATAAAGTAGTTAATACATCATTTCAGTTTGCAAACCCCGATACACTTGTTTCCACAACATCAGCGACAGTGCGTGGATCTCTTGAGGTAATAAATCCAAGCCCTATTCAAGGGGATGTGTCCGCACCTACAACCAGAGAATTAAGAGAATTAATATCTGGAGCACACTCCGCGCAAAATCGCGCTGTTACTGTCGAAGATTTTAAAACACTTGTTCTTTCTATGCCCGCTAAATTTGGCGGGATCAAGCGATGTGCTGTTATCCAAGATGTTGACTCTAATTTGAGAAACATTAACATCTATGTTATAAATCAAAACAACAATGGATTTTTTGAACAAACAAACACAATTTTAAAAGAAAATATTAAAACTTGGCTAAACACCAAGCGTATGATTAACGATTCAATTGATATCTTAGACGCAAAAGTTGTTAACTTAGCTATTAGGTTCTCTGCAATTGCCACTAATGATGAAAATAAAAGTGCTGTATTTGGCAGAGTACAGCGAAGAATGAATACCTATTTTAGTGAAAAACTTGATATTGGTGAATCTTTTAGTATTACAGAGCTATATTCCTTGATTAACGCCACACCAGGAATTATTGATGCCACATTTGTTCAAGTATTTCAACAAACTGGTCCTGGCTATGCGACAACAAAATTTAATGTAAAAAACAACACTACACCAGATGGAAGAATGATAATTGCACCAAAAAATGTTGTTTTCGAAGTTAGATATCCTTCAAGAGATATCAAGGGGACAATTACATAATGGGTATTAAAAGATATACAGCAGACGCAGACAATACAATTACAAATGCGTACAAATCTAATTTGACAACACGAGCAACTGGCTCCAATATGGGCTTATCTGATTCGATGGAGGTCTTTCGCATTTATGGACAGCAGGATTCTGGCTCCTCTGAATTATCTCGCATCCTTGTTCAGTTTCCTGTTTCAGAAATTACGACTGATAGAAACAACGGCGTCCTCCCCGGCAGCGGCAGCGTGAGTTTTTATCTTCGCTTATTCAACGCGAAGCATCCATTTACATTGCCAAGAAATTACGATATGATTGTTAGCACAGTCTCCCGCGCTTGGAACGAGGGAACTGGCTTAGATATGGAAAACTACTCTGATAGTGGTAGCTCCAACTGGACTGCTGCTTCAAGTAATTCTGCTGGCGTCACAGCTTGGACAACCGAAGGCGGCGATTACCACGCGGAACCTCGTTTTACCGCATCCTTTGTAGACGGCACAGAGGATATCGAGCTTGATGTTAGTGACGCTGTTGAGCGATGGATTGCGGGCGATAGAGTTAATTACGGCTTTGGTGTCCGTATGGAAAACGAAACAGCCTTCTCTTCATCTTACACAAAGAAATTCTTTGCCAGGGAGTCTGAGTTTTTCTTCAGACGCCCCGTAATTGAAGCACGCTGGGACTCTGCTACTCGTGACGACCGAGGCAACTTTATGTTCAGCAGTTCCCTCGCAACCTCCGAGGACAACTTAAATACACTTTTCCTCTACAATAGAGTTCGCGGAAGATTAAGAAACATTCCAGATATTGGTACAGGACAAATTTATGTTAGTATCTATTCTGGCTCCGCAGATAACTCTGAGCCGAGCGGTAGTCGAATTGTCAAGGTCGCAGATGGAACTCATGTTATTTCAGGCAACCCCTATGTTATCACAGGTGGGCATGTTAGTACAGGTATTTACTCTGCCTCTTTCGCGTTGACTGCTGCTGCGAATCCTTTGACCACCGCATTTGATGTGTGGCACAGCGGAACAACACAATTCGCAACATCTTCATTTAAACCAAAGAAAATTGAGTCTCTTGCCTATAATCCTTACTCAAAATATGTTATTAATATTACCAATCTAAGAGATCGCTATTATCGTAATGAAACGGCACAATTCAGACTTTACACCCGTAATAAAGATTGGCAGCCAACTATTTATGTAAAGGCAAGCGAGGTTCCAGAAAACCTTCTTATTGATAGTGGATCATTTAAAATTGTGAGACTTGTAGATAATTTGGATGTTGTCCCGTTCGGCACAGGAAGCGATAAACATACAGAATTATCTTTTGATGTTAGCGGTAGCTATTTTGAACTTGACATGGATATGTTAGAGGCAGGCTACGCTTACGGAGTTAAATTTGCTTTCTACGATGATGTCGCACAAAGCTGGAATGAATACCCTGATATATTCAAATTTAGAGTAGAGGAATAATATGTCCATAAAGGATCTTTTTAACAGAAGTTCGCAAGTTGTCGTATCCTCAAGTCTTGAAAAAATAGCAGAGGGCATTGAGTCTCCTGAATACATCATAGAATACAATGAAGATGTAGTTCGCGTTGAACCACATATTGACTTTAGTGACCCAGCAAATTTCTCTAAATACGGTTCGGCAGAGGAATATTATTTAAAATCTCTTGAATACATTTATGATGAGTATCCTTACGATGGCTCACTTAAAGAAAGGTTAGAGTGGAAAAAAGAAGCAACACTCCTTGACCTTTATCTTTTAGATAACAAATACCCCAAATCAACAGGATACGCTGTATTTGCAAGTGATGGTTGGGGCACATTGGCAGGTAGTATCGTTAATGGATACGGACAACCCGCAAGTAGTGGTTACGAATATATTAATATCAAAGGCGGACCAAATTCATCATTTGGCTCCTCTCTTGGGACTGCCTCACTGGCTGATGTCTTTGATACAAAATCAAACATTTTTGATGAAACAGTTACAGGGTCAAGCGGACCAGTTTCTGCTCAGAGAACAACAAACCTCCAAACCAATTTAGATCGTGGTGTTACAGTTGAGTTTTGGTTAAAAACTGGATCTTTAGATACAGCACTGACAGAAAAGCAGGTTGTATTTGACATGTGGAATGGACAAGTATCGTCCAGTGCCGAATATGGTCGCTTAAGAATTGAAGTCGATGGCACTCGCGCGTCCTCTCCTTTTATGGTAACGGTTTTATCTGGCACAGTTGGTCTAAGTACATCTTCTGTTGAAATTGGGTCTACCTTAAATCTCAATTCATTTTCCGACTGGCAGCATTACGCATTTAGTTTTGTTAACAGCGGTACTAATATTGAAACAAAATTATATGTTAATGGATTATTGATCGAGACAAAAACAACTGGTTCGAATATTGGAGAAATTCGTGAAGACTTAGAAGCAAACATTGGTGCCTTGGTTACAGGCACCTTTAATCCCGCAGGCGAATCTTTTGCAAATTTAGGATCTGGTAAACTTTCTGGCTCTATTGATGAGTTCCGCTTCTGGAAAACAAGAAGAACTGAGAAGCAAATCAAAAGAAATTATTTTACAAGTGATCTTGGTGGCGGCACAAACACAGATACAGCCAACCTTGACTTAGGCGTTTATTTTAAGTTTAACGAGGGAATCACCACTGACACCACTACTGATAGTGTTGTGCTTGATTACTCTGGTCGTATCTCAAATGGAACATGGACAGGGTATCCAAGTTCCAATGCCCGAAACACAGGATCGGCAATTAATTCTGCTTCAGCAGGAACAGAAGAACTCGATGTAATTGTTCGCCGCAACCATCCAGATGTCTATAATTTGCGAGCAGAGTTACAAGAATCTGGATCTCTATGGGACAATACAAACAATTCATCTTTGTTTTTCTCACTTCCATCTTGGATTATTGAGGAAGATGAGGGTAATGGCACAACTGGAAATATTAAAAAATTAACACAGATAATGTCAAGTTATCTTGACGATCTTGACTTGTTAATTGGTGAACTGCCTAAATTCAACATGGCTTCTTATCCAAGCAGTAGTGTGAGTCTTGACGGACAGCCAGACAAACTACATAAACTTTATCCGTATGCAAAAAGAGCCGTTGACTCTTATGGTCTTGGGGCACCAGAATTATTTTCAAATGGTCAGTTTTTAGAATATTACAGAAATCGTAATGAGACAAAACAGTTTGAAGAAGAGTTATACACAGTAAAAAACATTATTTATAATAATATTTTTAACAACTTAACTGACATTTATAAAGCTAAGGGAACTGAAAAATCTTTTAGAAACCTGATTAGGTGCTTTGGCGTTGGGGAAGACGTTGTTAGAATTAATGCTTATTCGGACAATAGTGTATATAAATTTGATACAAAGCGCCGAGCAACCAGTGTTCGCTCGAAAGCGATCAATCTAAACCACATTGACAATTTCGCTGGTACTGTATACCAATATGCCGACTCCTCAAACGCAAACAGTGTGTCGCATATTTCAGGGTCCGGTCGAGAAAGCCTGACTCTTGAAGATGGCTTCCCAATGACGTTAGAAGCCGAGGTTGTCTTCCCCGAAAAGATCTCAAGGCGTTTAGAAAATTCATATACCCAGGAGTATCCATATTTAACAGCATCATTGTTCGGTATGCACCAGGCACGAGCAAACTCTCCAACAGAAACAGATCTAACTTGGGCAGCTACCGACAACGCTAACTTTCAAGTTTTTGCAATCCGAAACGAAACACAAGCTTCAGATGTTAAGTTTATGCTTTCATCATCGGTGCCGTTCCCAATTCCAGAGCTTACAAGTTCTCAATATTACAATGTTTATGAGAATCAAAAGTGGAATTTTGCCGTAAGAATTAAGCCCTTGGGATATCCCCAATCTTTTGCTAGCGGGGCTGTAGACAACAACTATGTGCTTGAATTTTATGGTGTAAACTACATTGCCGACAGAAAAATTAATGAGTTTACAATTACGGGCTCAATTGGCAAACAGGCAGCAGAAAACCTGCTAATTTCCCCGAAACGTATCTTTGTTGGTTCCCACAAAACAAACTTCACTGGTTCGACACTTCATTATAGTGATGCCAAGATCACATCTTGCCGCTATTGGTTTGATTATATTGATAATGAGACAATGCGAACACATGCGATTGATCCTGATAACTTTGGACTTTTAAGACCAGGCAGAGACACTTATATTAAAGAGTCGGATCTTGCAAATGTTCAAGTTCCAGAGATTGAGTCACTTGCTCTTTACTGGGACTTCCAAACCGTTACAGGCTCCGACAATGGTAGCGGCTCCCCAGCGACTTTTGATGGCAAGTTCGTTGTAGAGGATGTAACTTCAGGTTCCCTTGGTCTGATTGGCAGATACAACTGGCTTGGCAAGATCCTTAAGTATCAGCACACTGGTCGTGGTGATGCTTTCCCAATTAACTCAACAGGTTCGGTAGAAAATCTATTTTTGTACTCTGGAAGGCAGCAGCTTCCCGAGATCGTATTTGGTGATGATAATATTCGCGTATTAAACCGCGAGGAGACTGAGGTCTTTACAAAGGAAACCAGACCAGTAAAAACATACTATGCTTTCGAGAAAAGTATGTATCAAGTCATTTCTGATGAAATAATCAATTATTTTGGTTCTATCGCAGAATTTAACAACTTGATTGGTGAACCTGTTCACAGATATCGACAAAGCTATAAGAGCATGGAATATTTGCGTCAATTCTTTTTTGAAAGAGTTGGCAATACTCCAGACTTAGATAAGTTTGTAGAGTTTTACAAATGGATTGACTCAACTCTTGAGACAATGTTGATGCAGCTTGTTCCTGCCTCTGCTCAGGTAAGTGATGGCATTGATAATGTTGTTGAAAGCCACATCTTAGAAAGAAATAAATATTGGTCTAAGTTTCCTACAATGGAGTTTTCCGCCTCCGCACCCGAAGGTGGTGTTGTTACAATCAACAGACATCTTTATGATTGGGAGCATGGACACAGACCCATCTCCGGGCTACAATCAGATAATTGTTTTTATTGGAAAGAGCGTGCCGAGAGAGATGACGATCCAATCAGTAGCGGTGACGCTGGAGTGGATGCGGATAGGAACAGCATTTTAAGTGCTTCGCTACAAGTATTAAATCGCAAGTTCAACACACCTTATCGCTTTGGTGTTGTTAAAAGACGCCAACTTCATGGTGGTATCAACTATTCCGAAAACAAGAAAACAAACTTTTATCGTGGAGTTAACTATCCTCATGGACCTGTGTCCGCTCTTGGGCTTCCGCTTAATGAACTTAATGCTTATAATGTAAATGTCACATTGTTGAAAGATTGTGATGATGATCTTGTTCCACCAGAATTACAAAAGAAAAAATACTCCTTTGGAACAAGAAATGGTAGAACTTATGACTCTGGCTCATTTGATGGCGTCAAGGGCGAAATTGCTATGCCATTTAATATTTTGTCTGCGTCATCCAATATCGGTGGATACAACGAAGGCGTACAAGACAACTTTTTGGCAAACTCACAACTTGTTAATCTTCACTCTGACGCATATGGAGATAGAAATGAGACTCCAATGCAGGGTCCGTTTACCGAAAAGTATGTTGGAGGTCATCAGCATAGACATGTTAGAATTAACAACTTTGATGCCAACCGCATTGGTGGAGACGGCGCTGCTGGACCAAACAATCTAGACGGACAATTTACCCGCCCAGAGGCTTGGAGACTTCTTCTTGGTGGTGGTCCTGATGGATTAGGAGCCATTGGTCTGACTGGTCCTGACTACGGCGGTCCTTATCCAGACCCAACACGACAACGTGCTTGGTGGTGGCGTGAAGAAACAGCAAAGCGCCCTGTTAACATTCGCAATATTCTACAAACAACTGCCTCGGCTGACACCGTGCTTTCCGGTACACTTCAGTTTGGAGCGATTGGAAACTACGAAAAGACTTATCAAGTTGTCCAGACTTCTGGTCGTAGTACAAATAACTTCTGGTTTAACGACGGACAAACTGATTTGTTGCCAGCCAGGTTTAAAACAAACAATCCTAAGACAACAAATGTCCACACTTTAATTGGTATTAGACCAAATAATAGCGTCAGAAAACGTGGTAATACATTTATCCCAGGTGTAACAAGTATCGGCGCGACCCCATACCTTAAAGGTCTTAACAGAAATTCTAACCTTTACGAACCAAAAGATGGTACAATTCCTGCTGGAAGTACCACTAAACCAACAGTGTTTACACTTCCAGAAAGAACTAAGCAAGATGCTGTCATTGTCGAGCGGTTCTCTGCCCCAGGTGGACCTGAGATTAATTCGCTTGGCTTCCTTGATGTTGTGGCTGCCGAAAAATCGGTGTATAATGCTTTACCATTCCGTAACCTATCAGTGCGAGGATCTGGCTCCGGTGAAGATATCAATGCGCTCGTCGGTGGTGGCTCTATAAGAGTTTCTGACCACCTTGGTCATCGTCGTGGTCTTCGCACCCTTGCAGCCCTCCACGCTGGGCAATTTGGCTCTGATGCGACTTATGGATCAATTGTCGCGAGCACATACAACACTTCTCCATCGTTTTACAAGATCAACAGAAACACAGGATTTAAGATAGACGGAGTTCCTGGCACACCAGGCTCATCTTATTCGACAGCATCCGTTCGCGACAATTTCTATATTCAACATCCAATCCCACAGAATGATAAACAATATTCTTGGATTACTGCGTCGATTTCAAATACAGGCTCTTTCTTTGGGCACGCGCCAAGATCAGGTCTTGTTTCTGGTTCGAACGCATTTCAGCCCGCTATAAACTTTTTATCAGCATCGGAAGTTCTCACAAATAATGGCGCTGGCTCACCCAGTTTTATTGACTTTGTTGGAACAAATGCTTCAGTTCTTCACGCCACAGCCTCTTTTAATCTGTTAACCTCTTCTGAACCTAACGCAGTAGTTAGCTTGTTTGGCTACAATACAAAACCATTTGGCACCGCAGCCGACGCCCCAGGTGGTGTTTTTAATGGCACCATTTATTCAAGGGATAGAAATAATTTATTTAATGCTATAATGTTAAATCGAAATGGTCCTTACGGATATTCATCTTGGAGACAAATAAATAATAAATATCATTTAGTCGTTCGCAAGATGCGTGCAAACAATTCAATTTCGATTATTGACCCTGATACTGAAAGAGAATCACTTTTAAAAGCACAAGGTAAATATCGAGGATACGAATGGGATGGTGCTAAACAAAATAGTTCTGACATTTTTGGTTACACCACTAAGGGCACTTCTACCTTCCGTTTAACACAAGATCGAGCAATATTAGAATTTGCCGAGCCTGTTGTAATTTCCAGCTATAAACCAATGGAATTTAATGGAAAGGTTGCGGGTATTCCTGCCGAGGTTAAAGCTTCATACGCAAACCAAAAAACAAACTTCTCTAACTCCAAATTAAATGAAAAACTTGGACTTACAGAAGACAACTCCACAGCCGCAGATAATGTATACTCAATGTTTGCTGCCGATGGTAATCAGCTTATCAATATGGTCTATTCTGAGCAGATTTACCCAGCAAAGAGAAATATTTATCTTAAACGAAACAATCAAAGAACAAGTTTCAAAAACGACTTCTGGAGGAATAATAGATTTGATAGAATGGCTTTTCTCACCTCTAGTTTGTTTAACTATGAAGTCCAAAGCCCCGAATATACAAGCTCACTCTGGCCACTTGATGGTCGCATTTATGATAGTAAGGGACCAGACTTTGGTCCGTCTCCAGGTGTAAAAGTTGCCTCTCACGATGTTTTTGCCCAAAGTGCGCCAAATAGTGGTAGCGGCGTAGGTGTATTACAAAGTGTAAGCGTTATTTTCCATAGTAGCCGAGACACAAGCCCCTCTGGTGATCGTAAGCCAAACTTCATAGTTACAGGTTCTTGTCTTTATGCCAGACCTCATGGTCTGACCACGGGCTCCTCTGTTAGGTTATATCAAAACACACTGGGCACTGCTAAAGGTGATGTGGATTCATCAATTCAAAATCAAAATGTAATACAATTTTCAGGTGATGCGCCTTGGGATGCAGGAAAGCAATCTGGAAAAACTCCCTTTTATGACTCATACGATGATTATGTGCAATCAATGAAGCGTATAGGAAAAGATTATTCAATTTTACCAGAGTTTAGAATTAGCGAAAGAATGGATGATTATCTTACTGCACCAAATTTTGATAAGTTTAATGATCCCGCGTTTCTAAACCTTACAGGAGCCGTCGCTAACATAACATCAAGTACACAAAATGATTTTTATAAAATCTATAGTCACACTGATTTTACAAAGTATTTTGGTGTTGTTAAAAATGATGTCGCAACAAAGACAAATTTACAAGAAGATCCATCACAAATTACTGTTCGTTGTAAAGCATTATTAAAGCTATTGCCCTATGATGGCTTCTATCCTGCGTCAAGAACTGTTCAAATTTCAAAACTATACTCTGGCTCGTATGGGCGAAATTGGACACTGACAACAACAGACAATTCAGGAGACAAAACCTTTGTTGCTGCGGGCGGACGAGTTGGAGCAAGCCGACCACTTCTGGCTCCAATGATCGCCCCCGGTATTTTATTTAATACAATCAAGGCAGGTCTTGCTGTTGACTATCCTGTGTTAACATCTAGTATTGCTAAAACAGAGAGTGTTCAACGAGTCGCAGTGTCTGGCAGTGATTTGACAGCAAACGGCGGTGCTCAACTTAACGACCCTAATGGAACATCGGCAAATAATGGTGAAGATTTCTATATTGGAAATCTATACTTTGACCAACGAGTCCCCTTTGAGGCACTAGTTGAGCCTGAAAACCACATCGCAAATATTTCTTTTCTTGATATGGAGCCACATCCATCTGCCTCAATGAAAGTAACAGCCTCTTGGAATGGTGATGGTGACGATAGATTTAAATATGCTATGAGTAACTTCTTGGCGGAAACTCCAGAATTCTTTTTGGAAAATTCTAATTTTACATCTTTTATTTCCAGCCCAGAAGAGAACTTTAAGACAGCCATAAAAGATAGAAAATATACAATGAAGGTTGCGCTTAAAAAATCTTTCCGTATTCCTCAAAATCAATTTGATGAAGATGCCAAGAGATATCCATATAATGGCAATGGGTCTAATAATATGGTTATGTATAGCCGCCCATCTGCTTTTGGTCCTCCAGTCCTGGGAGCGCTCTCTGGTGTTATTGCCGGAGATGGTGATGCTGCCCCGAATGTCAGCGTGGGTGCCTCTGCCTTTAGAAACAGTGGTTCAGCATTCGGTGGAAGTAATCATGGTCACAATGGACCATTTACACCCCCATACTATGATGGCGGCGCGTATTGTATATTTGAATTTAATCCAACAGAGAACAAAAAGTACACTTTGGAGGAAATTCAATCACAAGTAACAATGTCTTATTACAGATTTCCAAACTGGAACTTAACCGGAGCGTTATCATCAAGTGGACCCATGGGCTGCGATGGTAGTGGAATTACCGCTGATAATAGAGCAGAAGTTAACTCAATGCAGATTTCTGCGTCTGTTAATCTTCTCGGAAGAGTTAGCGCTAAAGACCTTTTCAAATTCCAAAATGTTGATTTAACCAGTGGTGATCGATGGGTGATTCAAACAAAATTTGAAACCCCAATTCTTAATTTTGTTGATGCTTCATCTTCTGCTGGTTTAACAACAATCGTAAACACTGGCACTGGTGGGCACGCTGTAGCGCTTTCTGGTGGATTGAATACACGTCCATATGGTATGTGGCATCAATATGGAAGGCTGCCTAAATCTACAGAGGGTATTTTTCTTGAACTTGAAAAACCAAAGTATAGACAAGTTGGTAACGATCCAGTCGCAACCGCGCCATCAACTGACTTGAGTCTCGCTGAACTTATAGGCTTTAGTGCTACATCACAAAAACTGGGAAGAGTAGCACCAACAAAAACAATTCGTGAAGCAGTTGTAGCAGTGCCGTTTGTTGAGGAAGAGAACGAAAGAAAATTCTTTGAGATTAGTAAATCGGCACTTATTGCACAGTCATCTACAGAAGGAGAAACTGTCTTCAATACAAGTGTTGATTCAATTCAACAAATGTTAGATTCGATGGAAAGATATGTAATACCTCCATCTTTTGACTTCTTAACTTATCCTGAAGATGTAACACCAGTTACAATGTATATCTTTGAGTTTGAACACAGCTTGAATCAGCAGGATCTTGTTGATATTTGGCAAAACTTGCCTCCTCGTATTGCCCGAGCTTTTGATCCTGATAATGGTTTAGAAACAACAGAGATCATACAGACAAAAGAAATTACACACTCACTTGGTGATAGAGAATTGCTTGCTGAAGTCGAAGACAAGCTTCAGTGGATGGTGTTTAAGGTAAAACAACGAGGCAAGACAAATTACTTTGAAAAAGTAATCGAGTCAAACTCAACAACTGATATTCCTACAGAACTCGCTGGAGAGGGTCTCGGTAAGACATTAAAGAAAAAGAATGTAAAAGAAACTGACTTCCTCGGCGGCGGCGCTGCTAAGGGAGCCAATACACTAGAATCAGAAGAAACTATCGGTTACAACTGGCCATATGATTTCTTCTCGCTTGTGGAACTTGCTAAGATTGACGAGGACGTTGTTTTTGGAACACCAGTCGCTGTCACAGTTGATCAGGACTTCGATGCCTCTACCATAACACAGGGCGACGGCGGTTTCACAATGCCAACCAAAAAGGTATCCAAAACCGTAGTCGAACAAATTGCCGATCAAGCTACTGGCGGATTCACACAAGAGGGTGTACAGAACAGCTTTAAAACCGAAACAACAAAAACTGTGGCATCTCAAGTTGATCCAAGTAATCCCAAGCAGTTTGTAAGAACAGGGGTAGTAACAAAAGTAGATTCAAATAGTTCAACGATTGAAGCGTTAATGGGAACAACCCCTGAAGCTCAAGCTCAAGCTGAAGCTGTCGAGGCATTAGCGTCTGGAGCGATACCACCGACTAAAAAAGTTTCTACATCTGTAAACAACAACAGCACAACAATTACAGTGCAAGAAGAAACAGTTACGGAAATGAAATCTAGCGACTCCATACAGGAAGCCAAAAACATTGGACAAATAAAGAAGAGCGATTTACTCTAAAAACAATAACAACGAATATTTAATAAAGATATGGAATTTTTTAACAAAAAAGAAGAAGTTATAGACTTGCAGCTTACTCAATACGGAAAGTTTTTACTTTCAATGGGTAAGCTTAAGCCTGTATATTATGCTTTCCATGATGAAAATATTGTTTATGATTCTAGCTACGCTGGATTTAGTGAAACACAAAACGAAACTCATCCAAGAATTCAAGAGGAAACACCAAACACAAAAATTATCCACAACTTTCATAGCATTGAAGACGATATGGAACGCGCTGTTGAAATACAAAATTCAGGTAATCCAGAATTAGCTCAACTAATGCTTCAACAAACAGCAGAAAAATCACAAGTTTTAGTTAACCCCTTGGCAAATTCAGATTTAGGAACAGATAAAATACCAGCTTGGAATTTATCCTTACTATCTGGTAAAATATTAACTGGCTCGACAACACCAACTTTAACATTAAGCAGTTCAGCTACCGTGCTAAATATCCCTCAAATTGAGGTTGAGATGACTTATCGTGTCGAAGTTGCAGTGGGCGAGCCAAGATCAGAACAGGAGCAGCAAGATATTGAGCTTGGTGTTGACGATGGAATTCCACAATCTATTTTGGAGCAACAATTAAATCCCGATGAGATTATACAATCTTATGATGTTCGTGTTTTTCAAGATGGTTCTTTTTTTAAAGTTGATAGCGATCCTACAAACGGTAAATTATTATTTCAAATTATCGAAGAAAACGTAGCCCGAGGAAATGATAATTTTGAGATTGAAGTTTATGAAATCGAGGATGTTGATAGCAATGGCGTAATTCAAAACACAACAAAGACAACTGATTTGAAACAATTAAGATTGCTAGTCGAACCGGAACTAATTATTGATGATATTTTAGTTGATGAGGCAGCAGGCAGATCGTTGTCTTCGACAGATATCGATAGTAGTTTCGCTGATTACTTTTTTGAAGTATTAACCGATGACGAAATAAGTCCTGCTTTTGTTTGTGAACTACTAAACTCTGGAGACAAAGATGTATATAAATTTGCTCGCAAAGACTTTGTTTGCCCTGACGTACAACAAGAATATCAAGTTGTTAACCCATATTCACAAAAAGACTCAAACAGTTGTGGTGATACATAATGGCTAACGCATGTGGATTATTCGGTGACTTAATACCCAATATCTATATTGATAGGGTCTTTCTTGAAGAAGCACTAACGGATACAGATAATGATGGTGTAGCAGAACTTCAAACTCCAAAACTTTCTGTTCAGTTAAAAGTTTTAGACTCCCAGTCTTCTGGTGGTAATTTTAGTATCTTAGGAGACGCCCTTCAGATAGAAACTTCTAATAGTGTTTTAGATTTTAAAGAATACATCAACGTTTATTGTGTTGTTATGACAGATATAGTCGCAGCAGACGATTTTATAAGCAGGTTTGAACAATCAAACTATACGGAGACAAATTCTTATTTTGGGCTCCCGCCCCGTCCACCAAGCAACTATTATGTTATCAAAAAATCACTGACCGACTTTACTCTGACATATAAAAACTCTGAAAACTTAACAGAGGTTCTTGCAAGTTATCAATTTGATAAAACGCAATTTGGAAATGATGACGTTTTTGATTATCTGCGAGTTTTTGCTTTTGTACAACTTGATGTTGAGGCATTAGAGGCAGATATTAATGTAAGCTTTCCCGCTGGATTTAAAACAGTTGTTGGAAGATATCTTGATGAGGTTGTCCTTCGTAATTCGGTTGTTGTTTCTGAATTAACAATTTTTACAACAGAGGACGGCGACTTATGGGATGACTCATTTCATGTTCATGATCCTGGCACCGGCAACATCTATATGGAGGGCAGGGTTCACACACCCGATATACCTCACGGAGTGTTAACCAAAACTAACACGATAACAAATAATGTTCAAGATTTTAGAATACGAGATGAGATTAGTGTTTTTGTTGCCAATTTTGATTTTACCAAATCCTTGCAGTATGACTTTCCAGAGCAGCGTGACATTTTAAACAAATCTTTTTCTAAGAATTCTTACTTTTCTGAAATCTTTATAACTAAAGATGAAAAAAGAAATGGACGTTTTTATTTTGCTTTTGATTACGGAAAGTTTATTTTACAAGAGGATAAGTTTGCCAATATCATTTCTAACATGACCACGACAGCAAAAGTTGAATTAATCCGAAACGCAGATTTAGTAAAGTTTGTCGTAAAAAGAAAACAAGTAAAAGAAATACCAGCCCGAAATCACCTTGGTTCGCCTGTAAAAAATAGAGTCCAATCAAGTGAGACACTCGAAGTTCCAATTGTTACCTCTCTGGATGACAACAATATAACAGAAATAGGTTTAATCTTAACCGACCAACCAGCTAGCGACACTTCTTTAGTAAGACATTTTACAGGATTTGACCTTGGTTTAAAAGGCAACACTGATGGTGATTTTCAATATAGTGTTGAAATTGAAGCACTTTCAGCTTTTACTACAATATTAAATCAGATCTTAAAAAATCTTGATTTAGCACTATCAAGTTACAACGAGTATGTAAACCTGACACAGATTCCTGGTGTTTACGATTGGCAAACAAGAAAGTACACGACTTTTGGGCAAGAGGTGCTTAGTAGTTGGGATGGTGGCACAAGATTAGCCACTATCATAGATGTATATACAACTGCTTTAGACTACTTTGTCGAGCTTGATACTGCAATTCCAAACGGCGGCGGAATAACATATCGAGGCGGAATTGAGAGCAATCTCGTCCGAAACATTAACCCCACTGATGGATCAGTAGACGGCATTATTCTATTTCAAAAAATGCTATCTGATTTAATTGGACAAGTTAGTAATGTTTTGAGTGTTGGTTCAAATAGTGTTGGAGCAGAATCAACAAGAACCAATCCTCCATCTGATAGGCAATCGCTCTTGAAACAGACAACT